CACTTGACAAACAGTATGTTCAAGTCTGTCATGCCCAACATGAACGATGTCATGAAGCAGAACCCTGATCTGGTGAAGAATATGATGGCTGCCGTACAAAACACCACCCGCGCCCCCGGTGGCCCGGCAACAGATGCCCCTGTGGGTGGTACAGGGAATTATGAGATGCAAGGTCCTGGTATAGATATCTCAAGTCTCATGGGTGGGATCATGATGCCCCCCGCACCCCCAATGAACACCACTATGGGTGGCGCCCAAGAGAGTGTACTGGACGACGATGACATGTCCGATATCATGTCCATCTCAGGGGACTCCACCGGTGGTGAGGTCAAGGAGGTGAATGTTACTACTTCTAAACCCAAGCGAACCAGGCGAAAAAAGAAGACGGAAATTAATCTCTAAATACTATATAAATGATAGCGTATTGTCCGCTGGAGGAACTGGAACCTCCTGTCCGACAGCCGAAGCCTGTCGTGAAATCCAAGACCGAGGAGGTGAAGCCTCAGATCGGTCGTGAAGAAACTGAATTGAATTACGTCATCATGGCGTTCATTGTCGGCGTTGTTTTACTCGCCGTCTCTGATACCGTCAGGACGTAAATGTATATTGAATCTACCGTGGGGACACACAATCCCTCATAGTACATTTAGTAATCGAAGTCGTTTTTAAGGATTGTACTGGCCGTACTATCCGGATCATCTGATGCACCCGTGCGCACAGCTGTGAATGCACCACCCTTAGAAGACATGAGCTCCACAGAAATGTCATAGGAATAGGTTATACCGCTACCTGGGGTAGGCTCTACGACCGGTTTAATTAGTACACCGGTTTTCCCCGTCGTTACCGTAGTACTCCATGGATATGCATTTGTACCACCAAATAGATTTTTAGTACCAATTGCTATATCCACAGAAGATGTACTCCCATCGTACGTGCCCCCCTGAACTTCAAGTAGCATAGTGCTCATATTACTGTATCCACTTCCAAATGTTGTATCTATACGTCTAAAAATAGCCACAATTTTTGCATAGAATGAACCTGTACCGAAAACAAGTTGAACATCACCAGATTGGGAAATTGCCCCACCACGTTGGAATGTATATGAATATTTCTTACATGAGACTTGATTAGAAGTTGTGATGACACCACCACCAACTTCAAGTGCCGTATTCGCAGTTCGACCCCCTAAATCAATAGCAACTGCATTACCAAGATCGATGTTCCCACCGACTGTGAGATCATTATCAACTGTGAGGTTACTCGCAATCACAGTCTCTGTAGAACCTGGATTTATATACACATTCCCTAGAGTATCCGAGAGAATGTTTGATGTTCCACCGAGTGTTTTGAATTCAACAATCGCGTTACTCGATGTGTGCTCGATGCGAGCTATCCCGTCATACACATGAAACTTCCTAAGTGGGTTTGTGATACCTATACCCACATTACTTGTATTTATCACGTGAATAGCATCAACTCCAACAGAGTCTTTCTCTGCACCGATTGTTATACCAGCTGTTGAGTGTGTGGAATTTCTAAAACCTCTCACATAGCCACCATACCCAGCTGTAGTGTACAGAAGCATTCCCGTTTTTTTGTTTGTACCGGGACTCTCAAGTCTGAGCATATCGATATCCGTCGTTCTAGAATCGTAGAGATGTATATTTGAACTGGGGGTATCAGTACCTATACCGAGACGACCAGCCCCATCAAAACGAGCAAACTCGGTATTAACCCCCTCTGTAATTTCATGCACAAATGTCATTGGGCGTGCAGTACCTTCATCACCAATATTTCTATAGATATTCACTGAATCTACTGCACCAACTGGATTTGTTGTCTCAAACTCGATCCCTGAGAGTTTGAACTGACCACCAGCGGTAAATTCAATGTTACCCGCTACAACCAGTTTATTGGCTCCTTCAGTTGGTTCTGTATTAATCTTACCACCAATGATAACTGCACCCCCCGTTGTTATACGCAAAGGTATATCAACAGCTGTATCATTTTCAGTGAGTGGGAGTTCAGCAGCCAAATCAAATACGGCATCATTATACGTCTGAAATAGATGTTCTGCGGCAATGTGACGTATTCTCGTAGGACCTTCGTCACCAGACCCTTTATTACCCTTGTAGATGACAAGTTCGTTTTTGGCTTGACCAGCGCCATACCGTCTTTCGATAAATGCAGTATTTCCAAATAAACTCCCTGGAAGACCATTAAATGTGAGTTGATTGCCGATCACGACATCACCACTGAGTTCTATATTGTCTCTCGGTGTGTCTGTACGAATACCGACATTACGATTCGCACCGTCAATGTATAGAGCAACAGTTGTTGAATCTGAAACTTCGGTCGCATTATCTGCAACCCTGAAATCACCCTGGGCACCCGAAATACCCACGGACCATGCACCACCACCACTCACATAACTACTGAATGCATTCCCATCGGCTAAATCCGTCGATGCAGATATGATGGCGTCACCGTTGTCATGATTATGCGCAAGAATACCAGGTTCCCCTACACCTTGACACTTGACTTCCAAATAAGCCCCTGGTTCTGTATGTCCAATACCAACTTTACCATTACTGAGAAGAGTCATGATATTGGTATCCACTTTGTAGTCATCGTGTGCGAGGTCTATGTCAAGACGTGTCTTAGATCTATTATCGGTCATGTCAAATTTACCCAATTTGAACGCCGCTCGAGCGCCAAATTTAATACCCGTTCCTTCACGTGTCAGCTGCATGACATTTGAAGTCGAATTTACCACTAGTATTTCGGAAGTATTTGTCACGATAAGGGGTGTATTTAGATGGTTATATGTGTTACTACGAGTCACTTTCTGATTGATAAATGCTGTACCCCCAGAGGTTTGGAAGAGGCCTTGGGGTTGTGTCGTCCCGATACCCACATTACTATTTTCTAAAATAGTCATCTTCGCAGTGCCCATAGTCGAGGTTTGACTCGCGAAGAAGTTGAGACCCTTCCCAGCACTCAAGATGTTTTCAATTTTATTTTCACCTGTAGCTGGAACCGAGTACATTCGCATACCACCGGTACCATACACCACCGCATTACTCCCAGTGACATGGACATTTCCCGAAATTGTGAGAGCCTCTGAGGGGTTTGTATTGGCGATACCAATTTTCCCATTTGAGGCTATACGCATCCTCTCAGCGTTCTTGGTTTTGAACCTAATATTTTGGTGAGTGTTTGAGGTACTCGCACCATAGACCTCAATGCTACTCACGTTAGAAGCAGTCGGACCAGACTTGAGCACGAGAGCATTTGAGGTACTGTCGGCACCGGAATGATCTGCATGTACTGTCACCGATACATCTGAGAAGACACTCAGTGTTTGAATATTTGTAGTCACAGTGTTACCCACGACCGTCAATACATTTCCAGATGTGAGGTTTGCGAACACTTTGGTACCCACTGAAAAGTCGTCAATGGGGGAAAGATTGGAAACACCTGAGGGGTAAGTTCCTATTGTGCGTAGTGCAAACATTTGAACATTGGCCCCAAATACCACAGGGGTCAGAGAAGTGGCATCAATTTGGAACAAATCATTTGTACTGACAATACCACCATCACCCAGGTTTAATTGTTCTATAAAGACGTTGCCAGTCGCATGCATCACATTTGATCCCGTATCTTCGAAGAAGACGTTAGAACCCACACAGAGTGTATGTGTCGGGGTACTATTCGCAACACCAACAACACCTTCTGTATAGAATTTACCATATACATGGACATTGACGGTATTCGAATCCATGGCAATCGTCTGTTGTCCGGGACCACCCACTGTGTAAGCACTGTCGAACGTTCTTGAAAAAAAGAACTCCGTATTGGCTGTTGAAAATCCAAACACCAAGTTTGCTTCTTCACCTGGGTGATCAGTCATTATGAGACCATTATCATACGCACCCCCTGGAAATCCATCAGCCATCTGAATGACCGCATTTGAAACAACCAAGTTGTTCGCAGCTAAATAGGTTAAATAATCGGTAATAAATACATTACCATCTACTCGTAGGTCACCGGTCACGTTGAGGTTACTGGATTGAACCACAACATTTCCATTTTTGAAAACAGCCGAGTTAAAACTGCCATCATTATCTTGACCAACAGTGAGTTGTTTCCCGATAGCAACATTTGTGGAGTATGTATTACCAGTAATTTTCAAAACATTGGAACCAACACTATTCACTAAAAAATTGTTATTCTCAGTTCTTAGGATATTGGATGTAGTTACATTTGTGGATAATACATTACCAGTCACCTGTAGGATATTCGGTCTTAGACGATCAATGATAACATCAGTTGCACCAACCTGAAAATCATAGATTGGGTTAGCAACACCTATACCAACTTGAGTCGCAGACATGCGAAAAATATTCGTGAAAGCAATGAGATCCATATCACCGGTGGCAGTCAGAGAACCTGACATGTTGAGATTTGACACTGAAATTTCGTCCGCTGTGATCTCACCAGCTTGGATACTCGCAACACCTGAAATAATGTCTTGTTCTCTGGGTGCAGCATCTAAACTACTGACATAAATTTGGCCAGCTGTGACGAGAATGCCACTCGCTTGCGTCGCCATATACATTAATTACCGAATAAAATTCCAGCTAAACCATCCTTGATCCTGAGAACATTATAGTTGACAGCATAGACATATACATATGAACGATTTACCGCCTCCGCACCACGGATTATGAGTTTTGCATTGTCAAGTCGACTAAAATTACACGATCCAGATGGATTATAATCCGAAGCGTTCATACAAAAGTGATAGGCGAAGTATCGTGTGAATGTTGGTGAGTGACTGGGCGTATTGAAATATGTCTTACCGTATGACGATTTGAAATAGTTTTGTGCTGTATGAAAATAGACTGGGCTCATATTTTCTAAAAGTGTTGTCCCATTGATGTACATATCAGCGGTTTTGAATGAAAAACGATCTGCTGCGGGGTTGGTTTGAGACGTCCCAAATCCAAAGAAGAGTGATTTTACTGGGTGATTTAAACTAGAAATATCTAGGGTATTATATCCACCTGAATCTGTTTGATTATCAAGAACACTGTTCAATGGAAATTCTATTCGCTGTGTCTGTGTAATGACAAGGTCTAGAGAACGTTTTACAAGTCTTTCTCTCTCCTCTGTATCTAAATAGATGTAGTTCCCATACATAATAGCTTTCTTTTCAGATTCTGGGATGACTGCAATTGTAGCTGGATCAAAATTGATTCGTATTTCAACTTGATGATTTTGGAGTGCTACTAGGGGTAAGAATGCCTTGTGATCACAGAAGAAAAAGTGGAGGGGTACAAAATATTTATTGGATAAAGAAGCCTTATTATTGAGTTCTTGTGACTTGTTGTATGTATCCGCTAGATAATTTGGCCATATTTCACTGTAATAATCAAAATGTTGGGAATCTATTTTTTGACCACCTATGAAAAGATCGATCGTCGAGTTGTAAAAAAGGTTCGATGCAATGTTATCATTACTGCTACTATCCGCCTCAAACCAAAGTCCGTTGATAACATCACCTAAAACTGGAATAGTAATAGATGTGTCACTATCAGAAATAGTTTTGATATATTTAGGAGCTTGAGAAAAGTTCGTGTGTCGTGTAAATTTTGTACGGAAAAAGGAATGCCCCTCATCACTTGTGAGATATACATCTTGAACACCTTTTGAGACAAGTTGTATTAATGCACCAGACATTTAATTATTATTTAGATTATAAAAACAGACACTTTCCCTGAGGGAAGTCACTCTTCTTTTCTTCTACATGCTTCCCATGTATTTTGAAACCACCTTGTCTATACACTTTCATTCTCTTGAAATACATCGCTGTGAAGATTGACCAAGGATCATGAACATCGTAGATGTGGGGATCATTCTTCTTACCCTTCGTCTCTCTCATAATTCTTCCAATACTTTGGGTAATATCAGATTTGGGTGATGCTAGGATGACCGTGTCTAGAGTGGGAATGTCTAGACCCTCATGGGCTTGACTGAACGTCGCGAAGATGATCTTTTTCTTGGAGGACTCTTGGAGGGCAGCCTCTTTCATACCACCCATATAGAGTCCTGAGGTTTTGGGGAAACATTGATGAAGGAACTCACAATGTTGTCGGCGATCACTTAGAACTAGTAACTGCCTCGTCCCAGCGGATGCTTTCTTCACCAACTCAACAAGCATCTGGTTCCTCGCTCGATCCTCGACAACTTCTGTAATCATGTTGGGCATGGAGATTTTTCCGTTTCGCATCGAGGGTGGTGGATTCATGTAATTTGGTGACTCAAATGTTATTGGAAAAACCTCAACCTGTTCCTGATTTTTTCTCTCAACTGCGAAGAATGTTGGTCCCATGAACCAATGAAGAACCT